CCTCCGTTAACCAAGGTGATTATCATGAGAGTCTTCTCAACTTTCTCGGCAACTATTAAAGTTATCCGCAAGTCCGGGTTTTACCCGAGCTCGCGGACGGCTTCGTATCTTGCCACCCAGTTGAGCGCCGTTCTCGAGCTATCCCCTGCACAGCGTCATGCTGTCGAGGTTATGCTTACGAAGGGCGTCTCTGCGGAGAGGTTGGAGAGCGCGAGGCTAACGCCGGCCGAGGGTCGTTCCTTACGGAACTTCCTAGAGTGGTATTGCCTCGACACAATGGACGCGTTTAAACAGCGCGCCTTTGTTGTATCCAACCTGAATACAGGTTTGACTCTTGTGATCCAAGCATCTTCGTCCGTCGTCGTCGAGAATATCGAATTCTCGAAGAACGGCGTGCGTAAGGTGACATGGGTGAAAGCCACTGAAGAGATAGTCTCGGCTGATATCGCAGAAAATGCGAGATGGGCCGAGAAGCTCACCCCCCCGGATTCTATCCGGTGGGACGAGCTTACTCTTGGTGTGGATAGCACGCTTACCTTGGAAAACGAGAAGAAGACCGTCTAGGCCTCCCTTACGAGAGACCTTGGACAGGGCTTTCGGCCCTGCCCAGAACAGATCGGGCATTTTCATGTCCGAGGGGTGTTCAGCCCCGAAGACTTACTGAGAGAATCACATGAGTAACAAGCCTTCGCTTCAGCACCCTCCGCTAGAGATCTGCCCCGGCTGTAATAAGCCGTGGTATAGATGTCTTTGCAAATGGGCGCCTGTGCAAGGGGACTGGTTTCTCCTAAAGTCTCTCAGTCAAGTCGTGAATGAGGGTCGCGTTAAGCTCCCCTCGAGTGAAGCGAATGGCCATAAGCCTGAAGCAGACCTCGAAACCCTTACCCGGGTGAACTGGTGTGATACAGTTTTCCTGGAGAAAGGTTCAGTGCGCTTGTGACTGTAGGTACCATTGAAACCTCAGGGCGACCCCAGTTCGACACGACACTCGTGAAGACGCCCCCAGGCAGCATAACTGCCATGGGGACGTATCCGATCGGCTCATACTATAAAAAAGTATGGACCGGTGCGGATTACCCTGTTACGAAACCTCAGTATGAGAAAATCTACTGGCGGGATCCGTACGTGGGTAAGCTTCACGTGTATAAGCGTCGTCTGGATAAGCCTGTTCGGGTTAAAACGGACTTCCATAGTTATACGTGTTCCATCACCAAGTCTTTTGACGACTGGGGCCAATACACTTATACCGAGTTTGGTGGGTCGTACGTAGAAGTACGTACGCTCACTTCAACAGAGTACGGTGCTGGCTTCTCAGTCGCCGGTGAGTGGAACGCCAACGACACGCTCGCTCTGCAGGGAAAGCTCCGAGAGGCGATAGCAGGCTCCGATTTCAATATGGGTGTCTTTCTTGGCGAAAGCCATCAGACGCTCAGATTGATTGGTGACTCTGCTTCCCGCATCTATAAGGGGCTCAAGCTGGTAAAGAGAGGGAATATCGTTGGTGCTGCGTATGCACTCGGCGGCGGCAAAGCAGTTAAACGTCTTAGTCCGCGAGCGATCGCTTCTAAGACGCCTGCGTCCGCTTGGATTGAGTTGCAATATGGATGGAAGCCTTTACTTGACGATGTTCATGGTGCAGCGCAATTTCTTGCGAAGCAGCTTGAATTTCCTCTTGTAAAGACCTACAAGGTCCAGAAACGAAAGCGGCTAACCACAACTACGACAGGGGGAACGCTCGGTGCAGCGTCCTACGGGGAAACCCGTGGACAGCTCATCGCTCGTCTCTCTGAAGCAAGTGTGGCTCAGCTTTCGGGTCTATTGGACCCAGCGAGTGTGGCCTGGGAATTGCTCCCCTGGTCATTCGTGATCGATTGGTTTATTCCAATCGGCTCATACCTCGCTGCTCGCTCTTTGTCTTCTGCTTTGACAGGCGAATTTGTCACAACAACTACACGAAGAGTTGGCGGCCATTTTGCCGTACCGAAGACTCCGCCGGGTATCCCTCCGAGTTAC